TTGTGGTGCTGATATGGACCATTCCCGGTAATATTCCTGCCGCTACCCACGCTGCACCATTCCACAACTCTGTGCTGTTTGTGTCCTGCAAATACGAGTATTGACCGTCTGTGGGGCTGGGTATAGCTGTGCCTCTAGCCGTCGAGGTTGCAAACGGTAAAACTCCTACTAGGTCTACCCGGTTAGCCAGGGCGAGCGAGGTCGTGGGGTAGGTCGCCACCAAGTCGCTTGACTCGACATAGGGCGTTCCTTCTGGGGTGGTGGCCATAACATTTCTCCTTATACTGCGCTTAGTGAACCATTGGAAACAATTTCAAACCAGCGGGCCGTATCGAACACGTCGGCCCATTCTATATCCGTGTAAACCTCGCCCCAAAGTATTGTTTGGAAACTGTAACGAGGGTCGGAAAGTGACAAGGTAAGAATGTGTTCCCCTGGTGTGTAAACCTCGCCCCAGCCCTCGACGAGGCCCGCAAATTGAGCCTCTGGGGCCGGTTGTGGCAGGTTAAGGATAGACACTTCCATGCCGCTAACAAGCTGCATTATCCGGTCACGGTTGGCCTCATCAAGGTTTTGCACCATAATACTAATTGTGCCTAGATTCCACAGCGGGTTAGCCTGGGCGAGAATGATTTCTCCGGCCCGGTCGCTGACGTCCCCTGCGCTTTTAATGTCGGTCTGAAGTCTGTACTCGCGTAGCCCGTATGTGGCAATTGAGGCGGCGTCTGTTTGCGTAGTTTCGTGGGTCTCGTTATGACCTAAAACGGTTACCGAGTTTACGATAGCTTGCCGTGTTTTAGCCCATGTGGGAGAAAAAATTATCGTGTCATCAGGTACAAGGGTCGAGGACATATTGACAGGGTAACTATCCCAGTCGGTCGTGGCGTCGGCCCAGGTGCCGAATTGACTTGACCAGGCGCCAGCGAATGTGGTGCTGCCCCGGTTGCCGTAGGACTCGAAAACGATTCGGCCGTAAGGGTCGTCGAAATATGTGCCGCCGTTTTTTTCGGCTAGCTGGGCCAACTCGGTCAGGGCTTCCGTAGGTGTAATGTCTCCGCCGGTTATTGAATGTAGGACTGTGACAGTATCCGCACCATTTAGGTAGGGTAAACCTACGGCTGTTAGGACTTCCTCAACCCGCTGAGAAACTGTTTGCTCGGGGTAGCCACTTGCGCCTACTTCCGTGAAACCGACGCGGGAGAGTTCGCCTATGGCGGTTATGGTGCTTACGGCTATGGGCGGGTCGGCTGATAAGTGAGTGATGTTTATGTCGGTTACTTGACCTGTGAACCTGTGAAAGCCATAGGCTTTAATTACAAGCTCGTCGGCGATTTCCATATCTACACCGACGGTTCCCCGAATAATGATCTGTGAGTTGGACGCCTGAGGCGCGGCCGTAATGTCAGATCGGCCATGCTGGATCTGGACTTGATACTCGATTGTATCAAGATCTAGGGGTACGTCATTAAGTAGGATTTGGCTTATCATGTGAAAATCGGCCTGCTAGGTAGACCGTTTCGGGCGTCCGCCGTTACTAGGGTGTTTTGGACTGCTTGGGCTATTTGAGTGTTTGTTATTGCTACTTGCTGACGGGCTGCTGACGCTACCTTTTCGGCTCTGGCTGCTGTCGCGGTTGCTTCAACTTCCCTTATGGCTTCGGCAATATCGGAGAGAAGCTGCGCCTTAAATGTGACGCCTACGGCTTTACCAATGTTTTTACCCAGTTTGTTAAGGCGCCCAGTGTCTTTGACGAGTTGAGTGCTAAGGCCGTCTATTGTGGCTACTGCGGCCGCTTCGCCTGCGAGTAATGCGTCAGGTACAAGCCCCATAGCCAGGGTCTTAAACGTCTCTTGAACTGTTACCCATTTAGTATTTAATGTGCTGAGTAGGCCGCCGGGATCGTCGAGCATGGCTTGACCAATACCGCCCCCGATTTCTGGGCCTAGGCTGGCTAATTCTTCTACGAGTGTTTGATCGACTCCGCGCTGTTTGAGGGCGTTTAGGACGTTGCCGAACCACGGCGCTTGGTCTACGGCTGTGTTAAAACTGTTAACGAAGTCTCCAGCGACTAGTTTTCCGTCTGCTCCTACTGCTCCACCAAAGATACTGGCTAGGTCAATAGTGTTGAGGGTCTGGCTTGTTGCTGCCACATAATCGTCCACGGCTTTCCGGGCGTCGTGCAGTTTCCCTATTTCCGTGTCTAGGGCTTTTGCCGTGTTTGTCATTTTTGTTAAGCGGTTGTCGTATTGTGCCTCTAGTTTTTCTTCGGCTTTTGTCAGCATGTCTGTAGCTTGAGTGTTGCTACCTTTTGCTGTCGTGTTCTTTTTAGTGGCGTCTGTTGCTGCTTCTTCGGCTTCTGTGGTAAGTCGTAACTGGTAGGCGGCCTCTTGCTCGGCAAATATGCCGGAGGTTTGAGCCTTGCGTAGAGCTGCTATTTGACCAATTAAAAATGATGTTTCTTCACCTGCTATTCGAGAGGCTGTGGCGTGTTCTAATAGAGCATTACTAAAAATACCAAGGGCGGGAACGACTAGACCAATTTGAGCAAAATATAATTTTACTGCATCTCTTACAAGATTTTGTCCTTCTTCGGCTTCTTTGGCTGCTTCACCGTTGTTTGTTAAACCTTTTGTAAGTTTAATAAGTTCAGAGGCAAGAATACCGACGCCACGGGTCAGGTCTCCGACTACTTCGCCGCCGTCTGATATAAGCTTTGCCATGCCCTTAGACCCGCCCATGGCCTGAGAAGCTGATTCTAGGGCGTCTACTAGACCTATGCCGATTTCGGCTTTAGCGTCCTCGACGGCGGCTTGTAGGATTCTTTGCGTATTGGCTAAGCCTTCGGAAGTCCGGGAAAAATCTCCCTGGGCGTCGGTAGTCTGGGATAAGATTTCTTGGTGTGCGGCTAAAACCTTTTGCTGTTGTGTGAGGGCTCCTGAGCCGTCGTAGATACCCATTTCCATAGCTCGGGCGCGTAGGGTGGCGTCGTCGAGCAGCACACCAAAACTTCTTAAGGGCTCGGCTTCGCCTCGTAGAGCTGCACCTATGGCGGTTATGGCTTGCTCGGGTGTCGAGTTATTGAATGAGGCGAGATCCGCTGAGAGGGTTACAAGTTCGGTCGAGAAACCTACAAGATCGGTTCCGGCTAGCCCTGCCGCTTTACCAAACTGGGCAAACGTGGCGGCGGCGCTGAGTGCTTGCTCTTGAGTTTGACCTAAAGAGGTTACGGCCGTTTGTGAGAATTGCAAAATGCTTCGGGAAGACTCCCCGAAGATTACGCTTACTTTGTTTTGTGTTTCTCCCAGATCACGGGCCGCTTTAATAGCGTCCCCGGCTATTTTGACGGCAAACACTCCGGCCGCTGCCGCTGCACCAATTAGGGCGGGTTTTAGGAAACTGTCAATAGATCCGCCGAACCCTTTAACGCTTTTTTGTGCTGAGTTCATGTTGCGATTAAAGTTTTTGAGGTCTGCCGCTAGGAATACGGTTAAGGTTTTACCGGCTGCCATTAGAGAGCCCACCTGCCGATAGCGCGGTCTACGGCTTTACCCCACTCTTCTATAGCGTCGCCTTTGTAGGTTCGGGCGTACTGTATCCAGTTTGAGCCGCTGCCAAACGCTGCGGGTACTCGGGAACCGGATCGGCCCCTGTCGCCTTTATCGGCCGGGTATCGGAGCATGTTGGCGGTAGCTCCGCCGGAGGTTACTTTACGGTTTCCGCCGATCATTATTTTAGGCACTCGGTCGGAGCCTGCTCGCACACTATTAGCCAGGTCTTCACCCCAAGGACCAGCGTATGTGAGAGCTGCAGTTTTCCACGCTGGGACCATGTGTTTTTCGGCAATAACTTTTGAGGCTGTCCGTAGTTCTTTAGCGGCGTCTTTTGGAAGTCGATTAAAGTCGCGTAGCAGTTCGCCGAGTCCCTGAATATAGACCTCGGACTGCTTAGCCACTTTCTAACTCCTCTAATATGGTTACAATTTCGCGGGGCTTTAGAGCTTTAACCTGGTCTATTGTCCAGCCTGTGCGGAGAGCCATTTTTATTATTAGGCGGTAATGGCTTCCGGTTGGGTAGGGTCCACGGTTTCACTCACTAGCTCTACTTTGCACCTAGTCAAGCGAGCCCACGTTTTCACCTGGTTAAGGTTTAGTGGCTCTTTGCCTTCAACATAGTAGTAAGCGATTGTGAGCCGTAAACCTTGCTCGCTTGGTGCTTTAGTCCCTTGCAGCTCTTCGTACATCATAAAGTCAACGGGTAAAGTTTCGACCTCGATCGGTTCTTTACCTTGAACTTCGATTTTTAGTTTTGGATACATGGTTTCCCCCTAGACCTTAAGAGAACGCTACGGTGCCGGTGAATGTTACCGAGCAGGTAGCGATTCCGTCGGCTGCCATAGTCATTTCTGCCGATTCAATGGACATCCCGTTTCCGGCCCAATGACCGGCGGCGCTTCGAACGTCTACGGCTACTGTTTGTGCGCTTGCGATTGCGATCTGTAGTGCGTCGTAGAGTCCGCTATTTTCGTCGTAGAGGAACTCTATAGCGATTGTGCTGTTAAGGTCCGTTTGGTCGAAGGCGACACTAGAGAGAGTCTTTGTGCGGACGATTGTAGGCGTGGTGCTGATTGTGCCTGAGGTTACTTG